TTCACCGCGCTTCTCGCCGCATTTGTGCGTAACGGCGTCAAGTGATCCAGTTACTCAAGCAACTGTTCGGTTTGCTTCAGGCGGTTGGGCGCCTGTTTGCCGACCGGCAGTTGCTTGACGCCGGAAAGGCGCAGCAGCGCGAGGCCGATCTACAGGAGGTGATGCGCCGTGAAGAACAAGCCGAACAAGCTGTGGCTACTCCCGATCCTGTTCGCGACGAGCGGTTGCGTTCTAGATTCGACCGCGCCCGCCGTAGTCAGTGACTACTGTAAGATCACCAAGCCAATCAGCTACGATAGTCTGAAGGACACCGCCGAAACTATTGCGGAGATCGAGGCCCATAATAGCCGCTATGTCTGCGTTTGCGAACACGATTGTCCGGTAGATGCAAAGTCTGCTAAAAACTGATATACGGTGAACGGTTAACTACGGACGCAAACATGGCCCTTCTTCCGATCAAACTACCACCGGGCATTTACCGCAACGGCACCGAGCTTGATGCTTCCGGCCGGTGGTACGACGCGAGCTTCGTTCGCTGGGTAGAAGGAATGATCCGGCCGATTGGCGGATGGCAGCAGCGCACCACGACGCAAATGAGTGGCAAGCCGCGTGGCATGATTACGTGGCGTGATAACAGCAATACCCGCTGGATTGGCGTCGGCACGCACTCGAAACTGTACGCTGTTACGCAGTCGAGCGTTGTCGTAGACATCACGCCAACCGGCTTCACGCCGGGCAACGCCGACGCGACTGTCGGCGGGGGTTATTCTGTCGGTCTCTATGGTCGTGGTTTCTACGGTACACCGCGTCCCGATGTCGGCTCGACAACGCCTGCAACAACCTGGACGATGGATACTTGGGGCGAGTACCTGGTCGCTTGCTCGAACTACGATGGCAAGATTTACCAGTGGCAACTTGACGCGACCACGCCGACCAAGGCCGCTGCGGTAACAAACGCGCCGACTTCGAATACTGCGGTTCTCGTGACGAACGAACGCTCAATGATGGCGCTCGGTGCGGGCGGTAACCCGCGTAAAGTTCAGTGGTCTGATCTCGAAGACAACACCGTGTGGACTCCGTCCAGCACAAACAACGCCGGCAGTCTTATCCTTCAGACTGGCGGGCGGATCGTTACGGGTAAGCGCGTTCGTGGTCAGAACTTGATCTTGACGGACATGGACGCGCACATCGTCACCTATACCGGCCAGCCGTTTGTCTACACTTCGGAATACGCCGGTCGTGCTTGCGGCCTTGCCGGGCCGAACGCTATCGCTGTGCAGGACAACTTCGCTGTCTGGATGGGCACGCGCGGCTTCTTCATGTACGACGGTTACGTAAAGTCGGTGCCGTGCGAAGTGTCGGATTACGTGTTCAGCGACATCAACCAGGCGCAGATCAGTAAAGTCTACGCTGTCAACAACTCACAGTTCAATGAAGTGTGGTGGTTCTATCCGTCGTCTAGCTCGATGGAGAACGACCGCTACGTCGTGTGGGACTACGCCCAAAACTACTGGACCATCGGAACGCTCGCACGCGCAGCGGGCACTGACCGGGGTCAGTTCGCCAACCCGCTGTACGTCACGCCAGACGGATATATCTACGACCACGAAGTCGGGGTGAACCACGGCGGCGCGGAAGTATATCTAGAATCCGGGCCGGTGCAAGTCGGCAACGGCGACCGCGTGTTTTACGTCAACGAACTGATTCCCGACGAACGCACTCAGGGCCAAGTCACTGTATCGTTCTCGACAAAGTACTATCCGAATGCGCCAGTCTGGACGCACGGGCCGTACAGCATGGCCAACCCAACAAGTGTTCGCTTTAACGGTCGCCAGGTCAAAATGAAGATTATCGCCCAGGATAATACTGATTGGCGCGTTGGGACGATGCGGCTTGAAGCAATTGCCGGCGGGCGCCGATGAAACTCCCTTCGCCACCTCGAATCTATGATCCGCTGCACGAAGCGCAGCGCAATCGTATACTAGAGACGTTCGCCCAGCAGACGTATACTAAGGGGCAGGATGTCGGCATTTACGGCCCGGCCAAACTGATCGTGCCGGACGTTGATTCGCTCGAAGGCGCGGTGGTCAGTAAGTACGGCGTGTTCTCTGACACGACAACGCAGACGGCCGGGGCCGTCTACACGCCGCAAGCGATCACGTTCAATACGACAGACGCGGCGGATGGTTTCTCGCGCGGATCGCCAACATCACGCATTGTGGCTTCGCGCAAGGGACACTTCAATTTCCAGTTCTCGTTGCAGTTGTCCAGTGGCAGCGCAAGCAACAAGAAGGTTTGGATTTGGCCGCGGCTGAACGGCGCAGACGTAGCCAACTCCAACGGCGAAGTCAGCCTAGCCGGTTCGAACACTATGCTCGTTCCGTCTTGGAACTGGGTTCTGTATCTGAACCCGAACGATTACTTTCAACTTATGTTCGCCGTCGAAGACACAAACATCCAGATCACAGCGTATGCGGCAGAGACCGGGGCTAACGGCACGGCCACGTTCGCTCGGCCGGCTGTGCCGTCAGCTATTCTGACCGTGACAGAAGCACAACCGTGATGCAACTCCGTGCGGAATTCGACCGATGCGCTAAGTGGCTGGAGAACGCGTTGGTTTACTCGAACGGAACTCACGACATAGAGGATGTCTGGGACGGAATAGAGGCGGGACGTTTTGAATTTTGGCCGGGGAAGAACAGTGCCGTCGTTACCGAAATTTACGTTTATCCGAAAAAGAAAGTCTTCCATATTTTTCTCGCCGGAGGGAAAATGGAAGAGTTACTTGAGATGTGGGATTCCATTGAAATCTATGCTAAGGTAGTCGGGTGTACATCTCTTTCAGTTTCGGGCAGGAAGGGATGGATGAGGGTTTTAGAAAGCCGTGGCGCGAAACACCTCTGCACTACGGTGATTAAGGAACTTTAAGTATGTCTAAAGGCGGTCAAACTGCAACGACAACCCAGCAGAATACGCTGGACCCGTTCATTAAGGAAGCGCTGACCCGCAACATGTCGGCCGCGCAGCAAGTCGCTTCGCTGCCGTACCAGCCGTACAGCGGGCCGCGCGTTGCAGGTTTCCGCCCCGCCGAGCAGCAGGCGTTCGAGATGGCGCAGCAGGCCGCGACTGGCCGGGTTGGCGCACCGGAACTGGCGCAAGCTACTCAAGTGGCACAGCAGGCGGCGATGTTCTCGCCGCAGCAGTTCCAGCAGAACGTTCAGGGTTTCATGAACCCGTACCAGCAGAACGTCATCGATGCCACAATGGCTCGTCTGTCGCAAGCCCGCGCAGAGCGCGACGCTGCTACCAAGGCGCAGCTTGCGGCATCGCGTGCGTTCGGCAATGAGCGTCGCGGTGTCTACGAAGCCCAGCTTGCAGGCGAACAAGAGCGCAACATGGCCGAGACATTGGCCAACCTGTATAGCCAAGGCTACGGCCAGGCAGCGCAGATGGCGATGGGTCTTCCGGGTCAGCAGTTGGCCGGTGCCGCTGCTCTCGCTGGCTACGGCAATCAAGCGCTTCAGCAGGAACAGGCTCGTGCGGCGATGCTCGGAGGCGCCGGTCAGGCTCAACGTGGCATGGCGCAGCAGAACCTCGACGTGGCCTACCAGGACTTCCTTGCGCAGCGCGGCTATCCGGTCGAGCAGCTTCGCATTCTTCAGTCGGGTCTCAGCGGTCTTCCGGCCGTTACGTCTTCGACCAGTTCGACGACCACGCCGGGCCAAGGTTTCCTTGGCACTGCCAGCAACGTCGCTGGCGTCCTTGGTGGCCTCAAGAACCTTGGCTTCTTTTAAGTAGGAACATAGCATGGCTATTAACCCACTTCTGTTTTCTGCTGGTGCGACGCAGGCCGCGCAAACTCCGCAGACCCAGCCGATGACGCCGGAACAGGCGTATCTGGAGAATATGCGGAAGATCAGCAGCGGCGACTTGAAGTCTTTGCTGACTGGCGGTGATCGCCTTCTCGCTCTCAGTGCCTTGCTAGGCTCTGTAGCTCGCGGGTCGCGGACTACTCCGCAGGAAGCGATGGCTCAGGTGCAGCAGACCGCTGCCAACCGCGTCAACATGCAGATGCAGATGGCGCAGCTTCAGGCCAAGGCAGCGGAGGACGCACGCCTGAAAGCCGATCAGCAAACCTTTATCTCTAAACTACCAGCCAAATTGCAAGACACAGCTAAGGCGCTGCGCGGTGAAAGCCTTGACAGCTTTATTAAGAACCTGCGCATCAACGCCTCGTACAAGCGCGTCATCGAAGACGGCAAGCCAGTGACGAAGGTTGTGTACGGCAGCGGTCTTGAAGAAACCGCCGACTTCCAGATTCCAGCCGACTCCGAAAAGATGTTCGTGAACGGCAAGCCGATTTGGGTTTACAAGGATACGCGCACTCCGGTTATTGATCCGGCAACTGGCCAGCCGCTATCGGCCGGTGATCCGATGACGCCAGAAGAGATGGCACGTTTGGCACAGGGGCAGGCTCGGATCGACATTGCACGGGCTAACGCTAATCGCCCGCGTGGCGGTGGCGGTGGCGGGGGTGGCGGTACGCTCCCGGAACCGAAGATGGTGGTGATTGACGGGAAGCCCGTTATGGCGCAGTGGGACAAGCGCCTGCAACGTTATGTGCCTTTCGGCCGTCAAAACGTTAGCAAGCCAAACGCCAATCCCTTCGGCGGTATTCTATCTGGGGGCGCTGGCTCTCCGTTGTTTGGCCAGTAATAGTACGGAGTCTTAAATGGCACTGGCCCCGCAAAGCATTGCGACGACTCCGACGCAAGCTGATACCAGCCTTGCGCTTGCGCAAGAGCTTCAGCGTATGCTCGATGCAGGCGCCAGCGTAGACGATCTCCTCAAGACCGCTGCCGGCAAGGGCGTAACTCTCGACCCCAGCCGCATAAAGCAGATGGTCGATTACGTTGCTTCGGGCCAGAAGGGCGCCAGCTTTGTGCCTGGCGTTTTCAACGAGCAGCCAACTGCGGCGATCACCGAAGCGCCGTCGCCACTTGAACGGGCGCCGCTTGGTGCTGCAATCCTCGGCGCCGCCGATGTGTTTGCGGCCGAGCCGTCAATCGGTCTTGATCCAGAGAACCGCAGAGCCATAGAGAACCTCGGCGTTCTGGGCCGGTATCTCTATGCTCCGCTCGGCGACATTGGCGCTGCCACGTACACGACCGCGCAAGCCGGTCTGATGGGCGCCGCTCGGGGCACGGGTCAACTGCTGGAAAACATCGGCGTGTTGCCGGCGGTAGAGGCGCTGACTAGCGTCAAGCAGACACCGGAGACATTCGCCGAACAAGCGCTCGGCATCGCCGACTTCGCAGCGATGAAGTATCCGACGCTTGCGATCCCCGAGTTTCCGGTTCGCACCGCGCCGGCATTGCCGCGCATTGCGGAAGTCGCGGCTGAAGTTACGCCGCCCCCGGCCCGGCGTGTTCGCGCGCCAAAGGCCGAGCCGACTGTAGCGGTAAACGAACTGCCGACCATGACGCCGGCCGAAGGCAAGGCCGCGCTCGGTAGCATGGAGCAACAGGGCTTGACGCAACCGCTGCCCAAGCTGGACGTTAGTGAAAAGGTAGCGAACTTTGCGTCTGACTATCTAAACGCCGGCAACTTGACACGCCCGGCCGATATGCCGTTTTCGGAATTCTTCTATCGTCACGTCAAGGCCGGCACTGTCCCCGAAGAACAGTTCGCCGAACTCGTCAAGAAGTACGAGCTTGACGATCAGGATGTGATGGAACTTTTCACTGGCACACGCCAGGGTCTCGGCGATGCCGCCCGAACCATGCAGCGTTTCAGCATTGCTAGTCGCTACGTCCCAACCGAAGCGGGTGAACTTGCTAAGCTCGGTGTCGAGCAGGCAGCAGACCTCTCGTTGTGGAGCCGGCTCACGAACGTATACCGCGGCGCGCTGGTGTCCAACATGGCGACGACCATGCGCAACAACATCTCGTCGCTGGCCCGTGTTCCAATTGACGCGGTAACGAAC